GGGTACTCAATACTCAACAATACCTCAACCACAAGATTTTATCACTGTAGGACCTGAGAGATGGTTTGAAGTTGATGCATTGGTACAAGATAGAGTTTTCATTGAAGACCCAACTAAAGTATCGGATCAACCCGGTATTAAAGTTGGTAGATACATTACGACATCAAATAAATTCATCAGCGAATATACACCTGAAGGTTTCTGTAAGATGACATTCGGTGGCGGTAACATATCGGCTGAACAACAATTAAGAGAATTCGCTCGTGATGGTAAAGGTTTTGATTTAAGTAGATATACTAATAACTTTGCAATGGGAGCCGCTTTAACACCAAACACAACTCTATTCGTTCAATATAGAATTGGTGGTGGATTATCAAGTAATTTAGGTATTAATACTATTAATCAAATTGGTACTGTATCATTTGCGGTTAATGGTCCATCGGATTCTGTTAACCGAAGTGTTATTAATAGTTTACAATGTAATAACGTAACTGCAGCTATTGGAGGTGCTAATTTACCAACAACCGATGACGTTAGAAACATGGTTTCGTTTAACTTTGCAGCCCAAAACAGAGCGGTTACCGTAAATGATTACAATTCTATCATTAGAACAATGCCTTCTCAATTTGGGGCACCCGCAAAGGTTGCAATTACAGAGGAAAATAATAAGATCAAAATTAAAATGTTGTCTTACGACACAAGTGGTAGTTTAACAAACGTCGTTTCAAATACCTTAAAACAGAATGTCGCTAACTACCTTTCAAATTATCGAATGATAAATGACTACATTTCTATTGAAGCAGCAGAAACTATAGATCTATCTGTTACTGTGGATGTTGTATTAGATAACAGTCAAAATCAAGGTGCGGTTATTGCTAAAGTAATCCAATTAGTTAGTGAGTTCTTTAATCCTTTGGTTAGAGAGTTAGGTCAAAACGTAAATATTTCCGAATTAAGAAGAATACTCCAATCTGAAAACGGTATTGTTAGTGTTTCTGATGTTTTATTCTTCAATCAAGTTGGGGGTCAATATTCTTCGGCTCAAACATCAATGCCATATTCAGATCCAGTAACAAGACAAATACAACCAACCGCAGATACTTTGTTTGCAACACCAACACAAACTTACCAAATTAGATACCCAAATAAGGATATTAATGTAAGGGTATTGAACTTAAAATCGGTAAACTTCTCATAGTAATTTATTTTTCTCAAAATAAGATTATTTTTTCTAAAATAGGAAATAAACTATTTATGAAAAAACGAAATCTTTAATGCCCAAATCATATAGAATAAGAACCGAAGTCGGTGTTGACAAATATATTAATGTCAATTTAGAACAAGATTGGGAATCTTTGGAAGTACTATCTTTAAAGATTCTTGCAAACGATTTATACTCAAGAATGTGTGCTGATTACGGAGTTGTAGTCGGTCGTGTTTTTGTTAATAATGGGTTTGGATTACCAAACGCTAAGGTTTCTGTTTTTATCCCTTTGGATGATGCGGATGAGCTCGACCCTGTAATTTCTGAGTTATATCCATATAGGACTATAACTGACACAAACGAAGAAGGTTATAGGTATAATTTGTTACCTAAACTACCATCATATAAAGGACATCAATCAACAGGTACTTTTCCAAATGTCGCTGATGTTTTAATGGACCAATCTTACATTGAAGTTTACGACAAATACTATAGATTTACTGTAACGACAAATGATAGTGGTGACTTTATGATTTTCGGAGTTCCGATTGGTAATCAAACTATCGTAATGGATGTTGATTTATCCGATATTGGTTGTTTCTCTTTATCACCACAAGATTTAATACAACAAGGATTAGCAACTGAAACTCAAGTTAATGGGTCTACGTTTAAAACCTCAACAAACTTGAGAGAGTTACCTCAAATTAAAAACTTAGTATTTGATGTTGATGTTGCTCCGTTTTGGGGTGATCAGGAATTGTGTCAGGTTGGTATCACAAGAGTTGATTTTGACTTAACTAAACAAGCAAATATTAATATACAACCTACCTCAATATTCATGGGTTCAATTTTATCCACAACGGATGACGACGCTCTGAAAGTTAGTTGTAAACCAAAAAATAATACGGGTAATTTATGTGAGTTAGTTGCTGGACCTGGTGAAATACAAGCAATTCGACAAACAATCAATTCAGACGATCTAGGGTTACCTATATTAGAGGTATATCAGGTTGAACAAGGAGGTAAAGTTATTGATGCCGATGGTACATATGTTCTGAATGTACCTATGAATTTAGATTATGTATTCACAAACGAGTTCGGTGAACAGGTTTTATCAGATGACCCAAGCAAAGGTATACCAACTAAAGGTAAATACAGGTTCAAAATAAAATGGCAGAATGAGGAAGGATTACAAAATAACTTCCAAAGAGCGAATTTCTTAATACCAAATGTTAAAGAATATGGTTGGTCCGCTTCTGACGATGATCCATTTGATCAAGCAACACAATCCTATACCTATCAAATCCAACCAGCATTGATTACAGGTGCCACAGAAATACAATCATTTGGTTTTGATGTGGGGATCTCATTTGAAACATCACTTAACAACTCATCGTATGAAATATATTTGAATGGTGTTCTTTATACAGGATCCCAAAATTCAATACCATTTAATGTTGGTGATACAATTCAAATTGTAGGTACACCCGTAAACCCTAACGTTACACAAGATTTCACATTTAAGGTTTACCCCGAAAATCTATTTAACCTTTTGAAATCATATGCTTTCAGCTTGGATTGGGACGATTATGTTAATCCACAAGAAGCAATAGATTGTGAGGACACATTTTACGAGTTCAAATATAATAAGGTTTATACCACTGCAATGTTCTTAGATAGATACAAGAATGGTCTCGGTAGAGCTAAACATTTAGGTATTAAAGAAATTGACAATAGAACTTGTAAATCAACAGTCAATACTTTTCCTGTTAACGATATAATTAGAAACTTTGACCCAATATTTTTTGTGTTTAACATATTGATTAACGTTTTAACATTCCCACTTTTAGTTCTACTATTTGTTGCCCATTTCATTTCTTTCATGTGGCCAATACTGAAATACGTATTGATTGTTTTGAGTATCTATCTGACTTATGAAGCCGGAGTCGCGTTATTCAACTCAATACAAAATGGTGTTGCGGCAATCAGTGCCGGTGCTGGTATAATTAACGCTGGTTTTCCATCCGTTAACGTTGGATGGTTATTGGAAGGTATTCGGTTGATATTTACGGGTATTTTCTTGATAGCTGTTGCAGCATTTAAATTCGCATTGGCCGCGGCATTTTTCGCATTTGCAACTATTGCTGCAATCAAAATAAAAGGGTTTCCAAGAATATCACTACCGATGATTGCTTACCCTGATTGTACTAGTTGTGATTGTGACTGTAAAAATGCTGAGATGGATGATAATTTCGACATTAATAGTGTTAATGATGAAATTGATGCGGCGGCTCAAGGTGGATCAAGTAGTTTTTACAATTACACTTTAGTACCTGCCTTAAGTATTATAGCACCTGTAAACTCTGCCGGATCATATATCATTGATCACCCTAACTTATCAGGACCACCTGATAGTCCTGACGACAATCCATTTGATTGTAATGATATTACTGGGATGTTTAAAACATTTGCGTCTGAAATTGCGGATGAAAATATTACTTCGGATTTAGCCATACAAGCCTCATTAGATTTAGCTAGAGTAATTTCAGGGTATGACGTAATATCCTCTACTAACCCAAATAGGTTATACGATAATGAACAGTATTTATTACACGCACCACAACCATTTTTATGGGCGACTGATAAACCGTTTGGTGTACCAGGAACTGTACCTGATAGAAGATTCTTTGCTTACCCACTTTCTAAGACATTCCCACAACAATTAAACGATTTTAATACGAGGGATAAATACTTCAATTTTGGAGGTGCGGTCAATCAAATAGAAACTTTAGTTAACCCTGGAACACCATCACAACCATTTACAGATCAAGTAGTTGTTGTACTTATGGGTGGTGGCGCATCAGGACAAATTGGTATTGGTAATGTATGTTCGTTTCAAAACCCAAATTACACTGACGCTCAATCTTTGAATCGTTTAATTAACTTAACAGGGGCAACACTTAATCAGTTTGGTACTAACTCAATAACAGGTACAACACTGACAGGGAACTCATTACCGGCATCAGTACAATATGCGGATCCTACTAATCCACAAAATAATTTAACTACAAACATCGTACTTAATCTACCACAAGTTAGTCAATTACCTGTCGTTGGTAACCCAAATGTCGAAGAATCTTACTTACAGTTTGCAACCGACATTGAGTATTTCCAACTAATAACAGGTCTTACTGTAAATGAGTTTATAGGTATTGATCAACTAACATCAGGGTATTTTCCTAATCAGTATTTAAGACACGATGTGAGTATACTCACACCTGATTGTCCTCCCTTAAACGCAACTGCATTTAGTAGTTGGACTATAAATGATGTAATAACATTAATGCAGGGTTATGAAGCTTATGAAGTTTGTATATTTGTAAGAGGTGTCGACCCATTCACACCTAAACAAACTATAAAGTATGATTTATCAAAAATATTTGGGTTTTCATCATTTGGAAATGTGACGGTAGAAGGATCATATTATCTAAATAGACCAATACAAGGTTATAGTACATTTGCATCAGGTAATAAACCTGTAAGTCACGTTAGCCCAACAAATAATGTTTCTAATTTGTATTTTCCGTCATTTGCTTTTACGCCTGATACGACAAAATTTACCGCATTCACATCTAATCTACCATATTTCTATTTATGCACTGACGATACTAACGTTTCCAATGTTGATTCTTATACACCAGTACTACCAACTTGGCAGACTACTTCACAAATAACTATAGGTCCGTTAGGAAATGGTAATTTATATCAAGTTGACGCATCATCTAATTATACTATACCAAGACAACAAACCGCACCAACTCAATATGTTGGTGGTGGGGCATTCTTGGGTTGGAATTTAAATTCAGCACCAACAAAAATCATATATACAAATTCAGGAGTGCAAGGATGTGACCAAGATTGTCAAAAAGAACAATATTATAATACTCAAGATGGTTGGTTTAATGATGTAAACGTAGGAGGTAATATATCTGCTTTATATTCACCAGCGTATTACCGATATGGTCTTACACCTGTCACATTCGAAAGTACAAATATTGTAATGAGGAGTGATAGATTACCAACTTCAACCGAAATTGAAAATGGTGTTCAGAATAGAACCGGATATGCATTACACCAAAATAATAATTTTACTGTATATAAAATTGACGGTACACCAACTGAACCTATTATATCTGCTGGTTTTGATTTACCATCGGGTGAACAAAAAGATGAAGATCCTTTTATTTCAGGTTTAACAAATACATTAACTTGTGAAGGTATGGTTCCATTAGAATGTTATAGTGGATCAGGAAGTAACGTTGGGGTTATTCCTCCTGGACAATGTTCTATACCGGCAGACAGAATGGTCAATGGGTGTTATTGTTTATTAAATAAAACATATTTGGCACAATATGGTGATGACGCAAGGTTATTCTTAGAATGGAAGACAAGGTTTACAATGAACTTTGCTGCGTGTAGAGGAATATTTGCCCAAGTCTTCCAAAACAATTGGTTGAATGGTGCGTTATACATGTTTAGTTTTAATAAAAGAACAATATTTAATGCTAACCTTGAACCTAGTTATCGATATTGTGAGGATGTAATCGTCTTTAATGACCTGTCAAATAGTTTCTATTATAGATCTTCGCCATGGAACGGTAATGATTTTATTGGTAAAGATTCACCTGATTTTGCAAATGTGCCTGGTTTTGAAATTTTTCCTGGACGAGGATATAACGTAAAACAAATCCAATTCCCAACAACTGTTGTTGATTTAGGACCTAGAGATAGTTTCATCAATCAGATTTGTTGTAGTGGTATAGACGGGTTTGGATCTTATTATGCTGATCAATTAAAAACATCTTCTTACCAAGATAATTCCGATCTTATACAATTAGGGTTTTTATCAAGAATATTAAATGAAGGTGTTAGACAAAGAATGATACCTATCTCAACTGGAGGTGACTCAAGTGAAGGTAAAGGTATTATCCAATTCTTTAACAGTACAAGAGGAGGGTATAGGATTGATGGTGATTGGGCTCAAATGTTATCAATTAATTCAGAATGGAAAGTATTGCCATTTATTACTGAAAATGTACCAAGTAACAACTACATCTTCTTTGGTGATAACTATTATCCGGCTCCTTATCCGTCAGGTGCGGACATTAAACCTGTATTTGGAGTGTTTTTCCAAACACCGGAACCAAACTTAAATTATAGAAAAATAGAATCTCCGGGAATTGAGACTTATAGTACTTCACCACTAATCCAAGATAAGTTTGGTTATTCGAAGTCACAGGTTGTACCTCATTACAAATGGTCTTTAAAGAAAAGTGATCCTACTATGAATATCTTTGGAACTGAAGATAATAACTGGGTAACAGATACAGTTTATAGTGGAGGGTTTTTTAATAAAAAGTATCAAGATTTAGATTTTGAAACTTTACAGGAAAAGTATATAACTCAAACAACTAAGTTAGGTTATATTACTAATTATGTTAATAATGTTCCTGACCCACAACCACCAATTGGTGATATTATACAAGGACAACCAATTGGGTCTAATCAACAAGCGGTTGTTGTTGGAGCACCTTACCATTTCTATTTTGGTTTGAATAATGGTAAAACAGCAGTAGATAGGTTCTATAAACTTTACGTAGCAACAATTGAAGAATAATGATTGTAGACCCAACAACAAGAATAATATCATCAACTCTTAGATATAAATCTGCACCAAGAACTGATCAGTTTATTAATATACCGTTCAGTCAAACTAGTAAAGATTTAGTTGAGTATGACAGAAGTGTTGATTTAAATTTGGTAAATGTATTTGAAGAAGAGAGACAAGCGTCTACAATTTTTAGACCCGTTACCAAATTTACAATATTGTTTGAAAATGCGATTTCAGGGGAAACTACCTATGTTCCGTATAGAGATAATTTATACTATACAAATGCTTTGGGTAATGCTAAAAATTATTATTATCAAGGTAACACACCTCCGTTCTCAACAGATCAAAGTGTGCCATGGGAAGGTTTACCACAATATCCAGAATTTGATTTTATAAGAACGGACAATGCGGTTGTTGGTTATACACAACCACCAAACAATCACCTTAACTTTAAAAGTGTAAGTGCTACCACTTACAACTGGTCTCATTATATAAGTTATGCTTACGCTAATGATTTTAATAAAACTTTATTTACTGTAGAACCTGACACTAGTATAAATTGGACTTGGGTTGCATCAAATGGAATACCATACTATATTGTGGTTGGATCAAACCAATCACGTAATAATATAGTGTTTAAGTCACCATTGAAGCATGGACTAACAGTTGGAGAGTTTGTTCAATTGTCGGTAAATTATAACGGAAATAGGTTATTCCAAGTAACAAGTTTAGGAGATGGAGGTGCGGGATCCGAAGAATACATTTTCAATATTAGAAACGTTGGATATACTGGTGCAACTTTCCAAACCAATACTCAAGGTACATTTAAAAGAGTAATAAACGCCGCTAATTCTGCGGACACGATTAGTCAATATTATATTCGTAAACACAAAATCATTACCGATCCTAATTGTGCGGTTTTGGTTAACGCTGGATTTGAAAGAAACATATACGGAGATAAAAAAAAATGTGAAATTAAGGTCTTAACACCAAATGAAAAACAAAGAACATCGGTTAAAGAAGGTAGTAGGGCTTATACATTGTCTTTTAATTGTGATATTAATATAAATGGATTATTGGATAATCAAAATAGACCATTAACGGAGTTATTCTTTACAACAATTTGGAGAGGATATTTTGGGTGGACAAGAAATATGAAACAAGGTTGGGAATTTAATACATTCCTACAAGATAAAAAACCGCAGACTTGGTGGGACCAAAGTAACCCAAATTCAAATACTAGTATACCACAGGGACAATACACTTCTCAAGTTGGTTCAGGACCATTCTATTACAATGAATTATTATCTTCAGGCGATACAATCGATGGTGATTTTTGTGAATGGAATAACTTTAATCAATTAGAAAGAGTTATATCGACGTACCAACACAAAATTAAATTCAACCAAAATTGGTTTGCAATCGTCGATAATGGTTTAAATAGTACAAATCAAATCGGGTATTTTTATCAACCACATAACCCAATACAGATTGGTGCATTCTCTGACTATATTGAGGAAGGTAGTTCATCAAATGTTGTGGGTATTCCACCTTATGCATACTATTCAACAACTAACGCTTTGTTTAGATGGAGAGATCTATATCCATATGGATTTATAGATAATGAAGGTATTGGTATTGATTTCCCATTCATGAATGACGCTCACTACCCATTCGTAAACACTATATTCAGAATAACACCTGAGGATTATAACATACCAAGTGATTATTCACAAATAGGTAAAGTTCCACAAGACATAAATTCAATAGAGGATCCATTAGTAGATGAATGCGAATAAAGTAAAAATATTAAAATCAGACTTAGATCAATCTATTAATATCCCAATTAACATGCAATGGGATTTTACGGGTAGAGATGAGGCGATTAGTGAGTACGAAACAAGTATTATAAAACAAGTTATTGGAACGGCTACCGACTTTGAGATTGCAAGATTTTCACACAACGTGTTTCAAAATGAGGACTCTGCGATTGATTATGAGTTTTATTTTTATGATAACTTACAATCAATCACGGCAACTACAATTCCTGTAAACGCATGGTCTAATTCATATTTGAATCTTGGGTTTACCGCTCAACAAGTATATTACTACGCAAAACCATTCACTAAATCATTCTTCAAATTGGATCTTTTTGATAGTGATAATGAGAAGACACAACAACTTTATTTATCGATTATTTTACCGGTACAACAGGGTAGAACCGAAACGGTTGTCTTATCACCTTTAATGGGACCTGTTGAAATTAAAAAACCAAAAATGGTATTAGATTATATTGGAGATAAAGAAGGATTTTTTATCTATTGGTTAAGAAGTCGTGAGGAGATTGACATCGATACTTTCTATATGACTGCAAGTTTTTTTGACGCAAGAACCGGAGTCTTCAAAAGAATGACAAACACTAAACAAACTTTGATCACTCCTGACAGATTTACTTTTGATAATTCAACATATTTCTATTATAGAGTGGATTTAGATTATGATAAAAAAACTTACGAAGTGTTCTCAACATCTACCAACTTAAGAGTTGGTGATTCTTTGACACCGATAAAATGGTATGAATATGTCAACCCATAATGGAATTACAAGAATATAAGTTTATTATTTCACCCGAAAACATCAAAAGTGATTTGGTGTTTGTTCCATATACGGGAGAAACTGACATCACTACGATCATTGATCCTTGTTGTTTAACGGCAACAACGATAAGCGCAACAACCACAGGAACAACAGGTGTTTATCTACCTATGGATTACCTTTTATCAGGTAACACAGGTGGTACATCATTTCTAACAGGACTTTCAGTTAATATTATGTTGACTGAATCTGCGGTTGATTTGGGTTATTATACACCAACCGATGGTTTGATAATACAGGCGGATGTGTTAAATAATTTTATTGCCACTGCCAATACCATAAACCCATATACATACACTTTCTACAATACTTCTGATTTAGAGTTCATTAAGTTTTTACAACTATGTACTTATACTTTAGATTGGGGTGATGGTTCACCACAACAGTCGGTTGTTGGTATTACACCATTAACACACACTTATGCAACGGGTCCTAATAATTATACGATCACTTTAACTTGTAATTCGCCTTGGGGTATATCAAAAGTACAAAAACCTATTACAGTGCCTTATTCAAATGTAACTATAACAAATCCACAGGGTAATATTGTATTTTATCCTGCGGGTGGTAGTTGGTCCGCGACACCAATAAGTTATGATTATATATTTACGGGAGATTCAAACACCGATATCAATGATTATTACTCTTACAATTATACTTCGGTCCCATTTCTAATTACAGGATTTACCGAATCAACACTTAATGATTTAACTCAATACGGACCAAAAATAAACTTGGCTGAAGGAAAATATAAATTAGGTGTTCAAGTTACGGGGACCACAGGTGTGATAGGGACGTATTGGGGAGTTGACCCAACAGGGTCATATTCGGCTTATACGATTAATGGTGTAAACTATTTTGATTACGAGGACTATACAATTTATGTGGTTGATTCGTATGGTTTAGTACCAGGTGATTTAGTTTTAAGTGCCCTGACAAAGAATGAAGCATTATTAAATGTTATTGATGAACCCGAAATTATAACAAATGTCTTTATTGAACGAGGCAAATATACCGCATTAGAAAATGTGATGAGGTTAGGTGAAGTTGATAACGTAGGTGATTTAGAAAAATACGGATACAAATATTTTAATGTTGAAAAAGTATCCACATAACTATTTATAAAAAAGGAAAAAAGATTAAAAATGGCAACAGGTAATTACGGAACTATAAGACCATCAGACGTTAGTCCAGAAGACGTTGAGATCGTAGTGGTTTATACAGAATCAAGAGACGATACTCAAAACTTCACACTAACAACTTTGAATGCTCAAGATGTGTTGAGACCATACTTCAATAATGCCAATACAGGTGGAAGTAGTGTTGAGATATTAGGAGGTTTATATAACCTTAAACTACCTGCAGACCAATTCAACAGATTAGGTATCTACACTTTGATGATTAGACCGGCACAAATCAGAACAACAATTACTGATTGTGGTGTATTATCGGCATTACCAAACGTAAAAGGTCTGGTAATTGACCTTAACAATGTTCCTGTTGAATATAGAAACAAATTTGTTAATCAAGGATTAGTAGGTTTTAGAGTTGAGTATTTAAATCCAGATGGGACCAAAATACCTAACTTCTTTAGAATTATAACCTCATCGTTCTATTGTGAACCTGTGGTACAAAACCTAACAAACACAATCCAAAAATCTATTAGATATGCTTATGTAGAAGGAGCAACAAACTTATTATTCTGTACGTTGTCACCTTCATCGGCACCGACTAACAAACCAAGCGCAACACCATTTATAGGTCAACCAAACCAAAGTATTATTATTTCAAATACATATTTCAACCCTATAAGTACTGAAATTGAAATTGTTGATCAAGACATCTCAACTCTCGCAATTGCACTTTACGGTAATCAAACTAAATCTATTGAGGACGGTATCTACACTATTTACGATGCTGACAACAACATCTATCAACAATACAACTTGTATGAAATTAAAGATCAGTTTAACACTCTTCTTTATGAAGTTAGACAAAATCGTGGTGAAAATATTGATTTCTCTAAAGCGTTTAACAATATCATAGCTTAATGGCAACACAGAAATTTACTTGTCCACCTCAAAGTAGTGCAGCAAACCAATTCTCCAACAATTTAGTTGGGGTACAACTTGTTGCGGGTGGTGGTTTAACGCAAGCAAATTTTAATTTTACAACAAACATTACCGAAAAACAGAATAGAACTTTTTCTATAGGTGCGTTTTCTGATCCTATAAATTTAGAGGGTATTAATATTGATACAAATGTAGAAGCCGCTGAAATATTAGCGGCAAACTATAGAGTTTACCCTAATTATGATCTAAGTCAGGTTACAAACTTTACACAATACGGATCATTAGTTAAAAGGTTCTCAACTTCAATCACAAAGATAATTAATTTCTTTCCCGCTGGTTTAGAAGTTGCACCACAAACTGATAAATTTATTAATCAAGAAACAGCAATCAATATTATTTATGATTCTGTTGAGGACGACACTACTTTAGAAATTTTATTATCATCAATTAGAAACCCTTTTGAAATCGATTTTTCACAAAATGCGGAAACTAACATGATGTTTAATGAAAATCAAGTTTCACCATTAAGGAATATGAAATTGGAATATAAAAAGTATATTCTATTTGTTAACGGACAACAATACCCTCTTAATTACTTATTCCCAACCGACAGTAATTCAACAACCTTAAAAATGATTGTTGATGGTAACCCATTTAGTGGGAACCAAATATCTTATGATTATTTGGTTGTGAGACCAAATGACTTTGAGGTTAATAAAGTGTTTAACTTAAACTTTGACTCGGTTGAAAACTTTTTACTTAATAGACAAATAACACCGGCATACACCGCTAAATTTTCTGTACCAAGAGAATTGGAGGATGGTTCATTTGCAATTACAAGTGAATATGCGACATTCCCTAAAGCAGGTATTTGGAACTTGGACATCATCACTTCAAGTTTTGATAACTACTTAACACAGATTAATGATTTTGCAATTAATTTAGATCAATATAACACAAACCTAATCTCAAGATTTTTCACCACAGGGGCATTAAAAGAGTTTGATACACCTGACCAGAGGTTTGAGAAATTGTTACAGATCTACGGAAGAAGTTTTGATGAAACTAAAACTTTCATATCGGCATTGGCAAACATTAATAGTGTTCACTATACCGTACAAAACGATATACCATCACAATTATTAAAAAACTTAGCCCAAACTTTAGGGTGGGTTACGAACTTCTCACCAATATCAAATGAGGAGTTATTACAAGCGGTATTTACAACACAACCAAATACATTCCCTGGTTTACAAATCGGACCAACACCTGAAGAGATCAATTATCAGTTCTACAGAAACTTAATATTGAACTCGGCATACCTATTCAAATCGAAAGGTACAAGAAAATCTATCGAATGTCTTTTAAGAATGGTGGGAGCACCTGAAGCGTTAATTGATTTTAACGAATATATTTATGTTGCTGACCAACGAATTAACATGAGAGAATTTGATAAACAATACTTCCAAATTACAGGAGGTACATTAAGTTTACAACTTCCCGTGTTACAAGGAGATAACATATTCTACATTCAGGGGGTACAATACACAGGTTTCACAACAGTTTCGATTAATTCAAATGTATTGACGGATAGAGGTGATTATCCTGTTGATGCGTTTGGTTGTCCTCAAATGCCAACAGCGTCTGAGACATATTATTTCCAAATTGGTGGAGGATGGTTTGAGTCCACACCACAACATAGAATGCCTGAGTTTGCAGTACCAACGAATTTATTGTTTACAGGAAATAACCCTAACTATCAAACTCAATTATTACCATTTAACTATGGTGAAGAATATCTACAACGATACAGACAATTCCCTTATTTGAATATAGGATTCAAATTACGAAAAGTTGCTGATAACAAAAAAAGTTGGACTGATTCAGATCCTACTTTAAGAACAAGTTTTGATGGTGGATTTAATTCTTACTATGAGGTAGGTGAAGAGTGTTTAACATTGAACGTTAAGAATGTTGATATTATGATGAACCCAGCTCAAGGTTTGGTTTATGATGTATGGACAATGTCACGTCAATACAACTTCCCAATCCCTGAACAAGGTTTATTCTATACACCACCAACACCTTGTAGTGTACCAAACCCATATCCTAAAATTGGTGGTATTGATTGGACAACGATTGTCCCAAAACCAAAACAAAAAACTTTCTTTGAGTTTGCTCAAACGTTTTGGAGAAACATGGTCAATGTC